CCTTTAGAAGTCCACCTATCCCCACCTGCTTTAATGGGAAACTTTTTCATAATCTTTTTGAGAATTTTTGTAGGTATCAAAACCCACACATCTTTTTTTCTATCTTCAACAACAAAACATATTGCATAGTAGTGTGAGGTAGTGACCATAATACCTGATGGTTTTCCTCTACTCTCTATCTCTAAAAATAAATTACCTGTCTTTACAGTTAATCTATCTGCCTTACATTCTATCTTGCCTTCTATTGCTACTTGAAGTTCGTTTTCTTTACTCTGACCAAACTTTAGGTCAAGGTCAAACCTGTTAGTGTGTTTCACTCCAGTTCTGTCCAACCTTCATTTCACCATCTAATTCTGTTTTAAAATTAAAGTGTTCTTGGGTTTTTTTGAACATACCTTTAGCTACCTCTTTGAATTTTTCTAGTTTATCTTTTTGAACAATAAACTGCATTTCATCATGCACATGTAATATCATTGCATAATCTTTACCCCACACAAAACCATGTCTATGTAGTTCTTCATTTAAAATAATTGTACCTTGTTTGACTAACAAAGCCCCTGCTGATTGTATTAATGTGTTTAGTACACTATGCTCTGCTCTTGGTAATAGTTTTCTACCATCAATACCTTTTACATGACCTACTAATTTAAACTTATGTTTAGCAGAAGTAGTTAAAGTTTTTAATGCAGGTAGTGATGCTTCAAATTTATGTCTTACTCTTTTGGCTTCGTCATTATTGACTTCAAGGATTTCACCGAGTTTTTCATTTCCTGCCCCATAAATGAAAGCATATATGAAAGTTTTAGCTTTAGAACGTGTGGGTAATCCTGTGGCTTTTTGATTGATGGTATGTATATCATCTTCCAGAAGTTTTCTTGAAAAATCACCATTGTCATATACGTTGAGATAATGACCCAACACACGCAACTCCAAACCAGAAAAGTCAATACCACACATAACCATACTGGAAGGAGAAGTAAATAAGGCACGAAATTCTTTACCAAATGGCGAACCACTGCTAACGCATTGTGCAAGATTTGGGTGATGATGCGTACACCTGCCTGATAACGCCCCATTTGTGATAACTTTTCCATAAATTTTCCCTCTTTTGTTTAATTTTAAATATGCTTGTTCACCATCAGCTAACTGTCCTAATCTTTTTGTTATCATAAGATATTCTGCTAATAGTTTTGCTTCAGGATATGGAAGTGCTTTTAATATTTTTTCGTTCACTTCTGGTTTTCCTGTTGCTGTAAATGATTTAGGTGACCACCCTAATACTTTTTGTAATCTATCTGCTATGTGGTCTCTACTATTTGGATTAAATATTTCAGTTTTGAATTGTTCAACAGGTACACCTGCTTTTATTCCTCTTTTAATATTATCTCTTTTATAAGTTTTGAACCCTGTAGACTTCTTCCATTCAGAAAAGACTAGAGATAGCTTGTCGCTAATTTCTAATCTTTTCTTTGTAAGGATTGAATGAAGGGTCTCAGCAGACCTCTCATCAAAATCAACACCATGTTCTTCTTGCTTTTGTATCCAAAAAGCAAACTTGTGTTCTAGTGTTATTGCTTCTTCTGAGTAATTAGTTCTTAATATTTTTTGAAAGAATAAATGTGTGACTTCCACATCTCTTTGACAATACTCCAACATGTCTTGATTGTATTCATCAAATGTAGAATGTTCTTGGTAGTCACCTTTTCTTAATCCTAATCTATAACCCCAACTTTCTAACGAATGTTTTCCATATAGTTTAGGTGGCATTTGTTTAAATTGGTAATCAAGTTCAAGTCTATTAGTCCAGATAAGTCTTGAACAAAGTAACGTATCAAATGCTTTACCTTTAAATTCATAATTTAATACCTGCTTTAATGCTCTTATATCAAAGCCAGTTATATTATGTCCTATAAGAACTTCAGCTTTGTTTAACAACTCTAGTGCATCATTAATAGTATTAGGATTATATGAATAGACTTCATTGGTCTCTATATCCTTGCAAACTATACAATGAATTACTAAATTATCTCTATCTAGAAAACCATTGGTTTCTAGGTCTAATATAAGTTTCATGTTATTGTACTAAGTGAACTGTTATTTTATCTATACTCGGTAAAACAGGCTTAACTGAATTAAGTGCTTGTTTAATTGTTTTCCTAGCTTGTAAATCACCACAAACTATTACTGGAAAAATATTTTCATGTTTGATTGCTTGGTAAATAGCAGTCATTATTGTTTTAAATGTTTCAAATGCTATTCGTTGTTGCTTACCTGATAATTTTAAATACTCAGGTTTATTAACTAAATAATTTAATATAAATTTAGTTAGCATTGCTTCATTCATCAAATGTGCTTTCAGATAAACGACCAGTATCTTTATTATAAATAAGACTTGTCGCTACACCTGTCTCTCCACTAAATCTATTTTTTAATACTCTTACTATCATTATGTTGCTTTCAGTTTCAGATTGTTGGTCTCTTTCAAAACCTATTACTGCATCTGATAATTGTGCAAGTGAATGTGAACCTCTTAAATGTGATAAAGATGTTTGAACACCTTCTTCATGTCCTAGATTACCTGAAGGTCTTTTTAAATGTGATACAACAAACATTGCACACTTAACTTCTTCAACAAGTTTTCTTAACTCTGTCATTGTATTATCTATTAATCTTCTCTCATCTCCATCATGTAATCCTGATATAACTATTGAGATGTGGTCTAAGATAATAACTTTGCAGTCTAATGATTGAACCATGTATCTTATTCTGTTCATTAGGTCTTCACTGTCACTAGAACCAAAGTGGTCATAGAAACAAATGTTGTCTTTTACTTTATCAAATTCTTCTAATAATTTTTCGTCACTAAAATTTTTTCTAATATCAGGATTATGTATTTGTGCATTTAATCCTACACTTACTATTCCTCTAATACTTCTTTTAACACTTTCTTCTAATGCAATGTAGCCAACCTTGTGACCTTTTAAAATACAATCATAAGCAATCTCTCTTGTCATTTGAGATTTACCTGTACCTGAACCACCACACAATAAATTTAATTCACCAAATCTAATACCTTGTAGTTTTTCATTTAGTCCATTCCATTGGTAAGGAATACTTTCAACTTCTTCATCATTTAATAATAAGTCTTTAGTATCTGCACCTTGAATAATACCTTGTGGTGTGTAGGCTTTAGCTTCCCACATAGCATCAATAATTTTTGAACCTTGACCTTTTTGTAATAAGTCACTTGCATCTTTTTCTTGTAGTTTTGCAATCTTAACTTTTCTTACAGGTAATATATTTGCACATTCAATAGATGCTTTGTTTCCTGCTTCGTCATTGTCAAACATTAAAGTTATAGTCTCAAATTTTGACAACCACTCTAACTCTCTTTTGATATATTTCTTTGCACTTGCAGAACCAGAAGGTACTGATACCACTGGAAAACGACATGATTGCATCTGTGCGACACTCATTGCGTCTAGTTCACCTTCTGTGATAATGATATTTCTACCACCATCTCTCCACAAGTGCTGACCAAAGAGAGCAATATTTGTGGTATCTCCAATCCATATAAATGATTTGTCAGGAAACCTTAAATGCTGTGCTACTTTGTTATACTCTTTGTCAAAGTAATTAGCGATATGGCAACTCTTACCATTGTATGTACCAGTCTCATATTTAAAGACTTTACAGGTTTCACTATTTAATTTTCGTTTGGGTAATGCTTCTGTTATTCCTTCAATCATATTTGTATTTTGTTTCTTTGTGGCAACTTCAGGAAGTTCGCCATGTGTTTTATTATAATCGTGGCAACCAAAACAGTAGGTATGACCCTGACTTTCATCAGAGTTTAGGTAGATAGCTAGGTTGTCTTGACTGCCACAATTTTCGCAAGGTGCATGTCTGATGAAAGTGCTAGAGTTCTCCTGCATCTTTCATTTCCTGTATGTCGCCATCAGTGACTGTGCTGTCTGCGAAACTGTATCCTTCAATGTCTTCGTTTAATAAATATTCTCTGACATTAAAGTTAGGACATGTTTTTCTCTCATCAAGTTCATAATGTCCTACAATTCTTGCTTTAGGATATTTAATTACTAGTTCTTTTAAAACTGTTTTTAAACTATCCCATTGTTCACCTGTAAAATTATCTTCTGGTTGTTTCCAATCATCTTCCATTGCACCACCAACAACACATACTGAAGTTGATACATGGTTATAATTTTTTACATGTGCTTGTAATTCGTCATCATCTCTGCCTTGTTCTACAGTGCCATCTCGTTTGATTACTTTTGCATAACCAATCTTTAACCAACCACGTTCTCTATGCCATCTATCTATTTCTTTAGCACCTATGTTTTGTGAAGGTCTTGTTTGTGAACAATGCACAACAATATATTTAGTTTCTTGTCTTGCCATTTTGTTTTTCCTTTATTTCCTTTAACCATTCATCTGGTATTTCTTTTTTAGTTGATTGTACGCAGTGATATTTAAAACCAAACATCTCACACCATTTGCCATAAGTTGTTTTTGATTTTTTACCAATTTTGTTTTTTGAATTTGAAAATATAAATCTAATATCTAATTTTGGATTTTGTGTTTTTATCAGCTTCATCTTTTTTCTATCTGCTGAATTAAATGCACCTTTAGTTTCTATAATAATATTTGAATTAGAAACTGGAAAGTCAGGTGTATAAGTTCGTTTCTGTTCAGGGCTAGTAAAAGTAATCTTCATGCCTTCATAAACAAACGTACATTTGTTTTTGTTTAAGCAGTTGTAGACAACTTCTTCTAACCCTGATTTGAGGAAAACAGATTTAGAAATCTGAACTCGTTTGAACTTCTGTCTGAACATCTGAGTTAGTTTCGGCTTTATAGCCATCTTCTTTTTCAAAAGGTATATCTGCTTTACCCTCTACAAGTTCTAAAATTTGTATAGCTTTCATTCTAGCTGTGATACCTGCCCCAAATGGTGCATAGTAAGGTACTAGTTCGTAAGCTACTTTGATTTTAGACCCACCCCAAATTTGTTTATCCATTGGGAATGGTTTCTTATCAGCATCAAGTATTTGTGGTCTTTGAGTAAAACTTTCTTTAGTCTTCTTATTGACCCCTGATGCTTTTAGTTTGTAGATGAAAAAGACATTGTCTCCTTCTACGTTGTATCTAGGGTGAGGTGCTTCTTTTACCTTTTTACCTTTATTCTCTGCAATCGCTTGTTTTAGACTGTCTGCCTGTGCATCATCAAATAATTTAATCATGTCTGTAGCGTCTGATTTAGCGACTTTTAAGGTCACCTTATATTCACCATTTTCGTTAAATTTAACGTCTGGTTTATTAAGATGAGGGTAGATAGCTTCACCCACAACACTAACGTGTGTTTGTAGTTTATTCATAGATATTCTCCTATATGTTAGTCTATCTAATAGTGGCACTTAGTTGCACAGGTGCATATACCTAGATACAGAAAAACACAGATTGTTTCACTAAGTCTAAATCAAGGTCTCCCTTTTTAGGCATTTTAGGAAATTTCTTCTGATTTTTCTCAGATAACATAGCATACATTTCATCTGCAAAGTTTTTGAGTACATCTTGCTGATATATCTCACAAAATGCTTCTCTTAATGCTTTACCCATTAAATGACTGTCACTAGCCACACAACCAAAGCTGTCATGTATCATACTAAAGTTATCTACTCCTAACTGCTTGGCTTTTACTACAGCTAACTGAAGACAAGCCCCATCATTTGCATGTATAAAATTAGGACATACTCCTAGACTGGTAGACCTTTTAGATATTTTATTAGTATCATGTGCTACAGAAAGTTTAACTATACTATCACCCATTTGTGTCTTAACTCTTTTGCTTTCCTTTTCATAACAAAGCATTTGTATAGGTGCATTTAATGGTGAGTGCCATGTCACTGGTAAGTTTTCACTAGCAACAAGTTTAGCTATATCTTTTAAGAACTTCATTA